GTCGTGGCCGGCCTCAGCCTGTGGAGATTGCCTCCCCCCTCCCCCCATTCCGGACATAGCGGTTGCTTTCGAGCATCGGCCTGTCGGGCTATTCGGACATTGGCCTCAGCGTGGTCGTTTTCGAGCAGGGCGGGCTTGAGGTGGCGGTGCCGAGGCCGCCTGCGGGGTGTTCGAACAGGGCGCGTGCGTGGTGGCGTGCGATGCATGCCGATGGTCGGACGATCACGGCGTTGGAGCAGGCGTTGATGGTCGAGGCGGTGCGCCTGATGTCGAGGGCTGACCAATTGGCGGAGGAGCTGGCTGCTGTGCAGGGCGGGGCCGCGGGCCGTGAGGAGCGGCGGCCGTTGCTGGTGGAGGCGCGGTTGACGGCGACGGCGTTGAAGGGTGTGGTCGCTGAGCTGCGGCAGCACAACGCGGGTGGTCGGGCGCTGGCCGGCGGCAACGCGTCGGGTGGGGCTGAGGTGGTGGAGACCCCGAAGGTGGTGAGCCTGGTTGACCAGCTCAGCGCTCGACGTACGCAGAGGCGCGCAGACGCCGCGGGTGGCGTGGTTCCCGGAGGCGAGGAGTAGCGCGGCTGGGGAGTTCATCGACCTGTCGCGCAGCGCGAACCTGATCCTCGACCCGTGGCAGCAGTACGTCCTCGACGGTGGGCTGGGTGAGCGTGCGGGTGGCCGGTGGGCGGCTATGCAGGTGGGGTGCTGGGTTCCTCGGCAGAACGGCAAGGGCGGGATCGCTGAGGCGCTGGAGCTGGGGTGGCTGTTCCTGACGAAGGAAGAGCTGGTGATGCATTCGGCGCACGAGTACAAGACGGCGGCGAAGGCGTTCATCCGGCTGAAGACGATCATTCAGAACTGTCCTGATCTGGATCGCCGGGTGAATCGGTATTGGCAGGCGAATGGTGAGCAGGGCATTGAGCTGACGAAGAAGCACGGCGGGGCGCGGCTGCAGTATCTGGCGCGGTCGGGGACGTCGGGGCGTGGGTTCACGGGGTCGAAGAATCTGGCCGATGAGGCGCAGGAGCTCGAGGAGCAGCAGATGGCTGCGGTGCTGCCGACGATGGCGGCGATGGACGATCCGCAGACGTGGTTCTTCGGGACGCCGCCTCGGGACGGGGCGAAGTGGTGTTACGGGCTGCGCAAGCGTGGCCTGGCCCGGGACCCGCTGGTGGCTTGGTACGACTGGGGCGCGGACCTGGACCTGGACAAGCCGGAGGACCGCGAGCGGGTCGGGGACAAGGACGTTTGGTACGAGACGAGCCCGGCGCTGGGTGGGCGGATCCGTGAGGAGTTCGTCGAGTCGGTGGAGTTCGGTGGGCTGACGGCGGAGTCGTTCGCGGCGGAGCGTCTCGGGGTGTGGCCCAAGCAGCTGGTGACGGGCGGGGACATGGTCACGGCGGACGCGTGGGGCGCGCTGAAGGACGAGGCGTCGAGGGTGCCCGACGACGCGCCGCGGGTGTTCGCGATCGAGGTGTCGGCGGACCGGACGTACTCGACGATCGCCGCGTACGCCGGCCGCGGCGACGGGGCCCTCGAGCACGCGGAGCTCGTCGAGCACAAGCCGGGCACGGCGTGGGTGCCGCAGCGCGCCGGGGAGCTCGACGCGAAGTGGCGGCCGGCGCTGTGGGTCCTCGACCCGCACTCGGAGGCGGCGACGCTGATCGGGGACCTGGCCGAGGTCGGCATCGCGGCGCCGGAGAAGCCGGAGTGGCTGGCGCACGGGAACCTCTACCTGCCGACGTCGGCGGAGTACGCGCAGGCGTGCGGGCAGATGCGCGACGCGATCCGCGACAAGGACTTCGTGCACATCGGGCAGCAGCAGCTGGCGACGTCGGCGACCGGGGCGCGGAAGAAGGCGATCGGCGGGGCCTCAGGTGTGGACCGGGCGCGGTCCCTCGGTGATGCGGGGCCGTTCGTCGGGGTGGCGTTGGCGCGGTGGGCGTTCCGGTGGCGGCGGCCGGAGGACGGGGGCCCGGGGTGCTGGTGAGCATGCTCGTGCAGCTGGTCGGGGCGGTGGCGGTGCTGGTGGGCGGGACGTGGGCGATGGGCCCGTGGTTCCTGCTCGTGGCCGGCGCGGTGTTCCTGGTGGTCCCCGAGCTGCTCGAGCGGCCGGCGAAGGCTCCGGGCGGCCCGCGGGCAGTCCAGGAGGTCCCGGCGGTGCCCGGATGGCGTGAGCGGAGGAGGCGAGCCTCGTGAGCCTTCTGCGTGAGCTCCGGTCGATCCGGAACGTGTCGGTGGAGAACCCGGCGGTGCCGCTGACCTCGAGCACGCTGCTGGACATGCTGGGCGGGGCGAAGGTCGCGGCCGGGGTGTCGGTGAACGAGGCCTCGGCCATGGGGATGCCGGCGGTGTACCGGGCGATCACGTTGATCGCGGGTACGGCGGCGTCGCTGCCGTTGCACGCCTACAAGCGCACCGGGGACACCCGCACGCCGTTGTCGTCGGGGGTCGCGGTCGAGCTGTTGGACGCCCCGCACCCGGATCTGACGCCGTTCGAGTTCTGGGAACTGCTGTACGGGCACGCGGTCGGCTGGGGGAACGCGTACGCGCGGAAGCTGCGCAACCAGGCCGGGCAGGTCCGGGAGTTGTGGCCGTTGCACCCGTCGCGGGTGAAGCCGGGCCGGGCGTCGGACGGGACGAAGGTGTACGTCGTCGACGGCGACATCGACGGGCCGTTGACGGACCGTGAGGTCATGCACATCGCCGGGTTCGGCTACGACGGCGTGTGCGGTATGTCGCCGATCCGGGCGCACCGTCAGGGCATCGGTTTGGCGTTGGCGGCGGAGGAGTACGGGGCGCGGCTGTTCGGGTCGGGCAGTCTGGCGTCGGGGATCCTGGAGACCGAGCAGCGTCTGACGCAGGACCAGGCGGACAAGCTGAAGTCGCGGTGGAAGGCCCGCACGGGCGGGCTGGACAAGGCGCATGAGGTCGCGGTGCTGGACTGGGGCACGAAGTTCCACCAGCTGACGATCCCGCCGGAGGACGCGCAGTTCATCGAGTCGCGGCGCTTCCAGATCCAGGAAGTGGCCCGGATGTTCGGGGTGCCGCCGCACATGCTGATGGACACGACGACCTCGACGTCGTGGGGCACGGGGATCGAGCAGCAGACGATCGGGTTCGTGACGTTCACGCTGCGCCCGAACTGGCTGACCCGCTTCGAGCAGCGGATATCGCAGGTGCTGTGGCCGGAGCCGGTGTACGCGAAGTACGCGCTCGAGGGGCTGCTGCGCGGTGATTCGGTGCAGCGGGCGGCGTTCTACCAGCAGCTGTGGAACATCGGCGTCCTGTCGACGAACGACATTCGGGCCCTGGAGGACCTGCCGCCGGTCGAGGGCGGGGACGTCCGGTACCGGCCGCTGAACATGGGTGTGCTCGGCGAGTCCGACCCGGAGCCGGACCCGGAGCCGGCCGAAGCCACCCAGGACGACCTCGCGCTGGCCGCGCGGGCCGACGTGAGGAGCCCCGGAGATGCATGACGTGCGATACCGCTTCCACGGCCGTGTGCAGCCCCCTGCGGGCCGTCAGCCGCTGGCGTTCGTCCCCGCGGCCGGTGACGAGGACGGCACCGCGGTCCTGCGCCTGTACGACCCGATCGACTCGTGGGGCGGGGACTGGGGTGTGTCGGCGAAGGAGTTCGCCGCGGCACTGGACGAGCTCCCGGCGGGCACGGAACGGATCCGGCTGCACCTGAACTCCCCCGGCGGTGAGGTGTTCGAGGGTCTGGCGATCCTCGCGCAGCTGCGCCGGCACCCGGCTGCGGTGACGACGGTCGTGGACGGCCTGGCGGCGTCGATCGCGTCGGTGCTGGCTTTGGCCGGCGACGAGGTCGTGATGTCCCGCAACGCCGAGCTGATGATCCACGACGCGTGGGGGATCTGCATGGGCAACGCCGCGGACATGCGTGCGCTGGCTTCGACGCTGGATCACCTGTCGGACAACGTCGCGTCGGTGTACGCGGGGAAGGCCGGCGGGACGGTGCAGGACTGGCGGGATCTCATGCTCGCCGAGACGTGGTTCGGCGCGGACGAGGCCGTCGAGGCGGGTCTGGCGGACCGGATCGAGGGTCCGGCGCCGGCGGCGGCCGCTGCGGCGGCCCGGTTCGACCTGTCGGGGTTCCGGTATGCGGGCCGCGCTGGTGCGCCGGCCCCGCGGGCCCGGGCCGCGAACGACGAGGCGCAGCGGGAGACCGATCTGCGCCGGCACCGCAAGAACGCCCGCCGGATGCCCGGCGCGGCCTGACCCACCACAAGACCCCCGGCGCGGAGTGTCCGCGTCCGGGTGATGACTCGCGCTCACGGAAAGGTGACAAGCGCATGCCTACGACACAGCAGCTCCGCGAGCAGCGAGCCAACGTGTGGCAGCAGATGACCGGGATCATGGACGGCGCCGAAGGGCGGCCCATGACGGTCGAGGAGCGGGCCGCGTACGACTCGGCGGAGACCGAGCTCGACGGCCTGGACGCCACGATCGTGCGGTCGGAGCGCCACGAGGAGCGGAACCGGGCGCACAACGCGGTGGACCGCCGCGGTGTCGTCCCGCCGCAGGGTGGTGCCCCGTCGCTCGAGGACGGCCCGGACGCGGCGTTCGACCGCGCGTTCCGCGCCTACCTCGGCGGCGGCATGGGGAACCTGTCCACCGAGGACCGGCAGCTGCTCGCGCAGCGGCGCGGTGAGCCGATCCGCGGTGCCCTGGCGGTCGGCACGAACTCCGCCGGCGGTTACCTCGTCCCGCCCGGGTGGCGTGACGAGTTCATCGTGCAGATGAAGGCCTACGGTGCGGTGCAGGACGTCGCCGCG